GAGAAAAACAAAAATCATTTCATTGCTTGCTGGACGTGATGTACAAAGTGCTTTTTCTTTGTTCTCGCCGATTGGCTTCTTGTTTGTGATTTTATGAGTCACTTAAACGCCGTCCTAATGTGGTTTAGTACACGCTTTTCCATGCGTTCGTATACCATGTCGTTGATCGTGTCGCTCGCCCGCTCGCTTCCTATCATTTCTGGCACGGCGATTGCCTTAATAATTAAAAGCGGTTTTCTGTCGTCGCCTTTACGCTGGAATGGTAGAGCGCCGAGCTTTCTCGCGAGAAAAGTGTCATGCGGCAAATTTGCCCGCTTTCCCTTCAATATTTTTACATGGATCTGATACGGGAGCGCCGACGGTCTTTCTGTCGGACTCTGATCGAATCGTGGGGTTGTCAGCATTCTGTCCTTATACACCAAAGTGGCGCCAGCAACTTCTCTCCCGGCGACTTTGATTGTGGAGCCGGTTTTGGTGCTTGGGCCAGCTCTGCTGATTGTGCCCTTGTCAATGTTGTAAAATTTTCGCGTCCCCATACTTATCCAGCCGGGGGCTCTTGACCGGAAATCGGAGACGGAGCGTTTCAGAACGTTCTCCGCTTTTTTATCATAGGTCTGGAGCTGCTTGCTCAGCTTTGCCCCGTCCTTCATAACTGCGCTGATTGTTCCGCCTTTTCTTCCTGCCATGCGATCAGCTCCTTTTGCTCTTTGCTTTGTGCGTGAAGATCAAAGCGGGTGCTCTGCCCGCTTGATCCTCATGCAGAAAATAGGGGGGTGAAAAATGGGCGCCGATTTTGTGGCCGCCGCACGTTTGCCTCTGAGAATACGCACACGCGCTCACAGCCGCTCCGACGGTGTTCGGTCAACAAACTACACCCTAAAAGCAAAAGCGCCTCAGCGGGCTTGCTGGACGCCTTACACGCAATGCTATAAAAATCAGCCGCGGGGTTGTTTGAAATATTGCACCCCTCCCCGTATTTTTTACGGGAGCTGATATAACAAAAACGCCCGGCAGCCTTTTGATCGGCCGTCGTGCGTTTTGTTGTCATTGTAATTATAGCACCGCGTTTTCGGCTGCGCAAGTGGCGTTTTATTCCGTTAACTTCCATTTACTGCGGTTTTATACCCCCTCCCCGTGTTTTTTCTGGCGATATGCACAAACAAAAACGCCCCGCTTTGTGCATGGCGCCTTTTTAGCTTTCGGCGATGTATATCTTGGCCAGCGATTGCAGCGCCGAGCCGTGGAGCTTGAAGGTCTTGTTCAGATACTTCTCGCCGTTCTGGTAGTCCTCCCGGTCGCTGTAAAGCGCGGCGCAGATCGTCCACCAGTTCTGCCGGTCGAGGTACCGCATTTCGAGGACGGTCTGCTCGTCCGGCTTTGGCAGCCGCTCGATCAGCTGCTCCAGCTCGGCGCGGATCTCTGACTCCCGACCGATCAGCTCCCGGATCTTCCTTTCGAGTTCGTCCTTCCGCTCGATCTGGCGCTCGATCTTGCTCACGCCGTCGGAGCTGCCCCCTCCGCTGCCGCCGAGGTTTGGAGACGACGGGGATCCCATGGTCTGTTTCAGCTGCTCCAGTCGCTCAATCTGATTGTCGATTTTTCGCTGGAGTGCCGCGAAGCTCTCCAGCTTGTGCTTTATTGCGTCGGTTTCCTTTGGCTGCTGTTGAGCCATGGACTCCACCCCCTTGCCTTATTCGTTGAAAATGCCCTCGTATTCCTCACGCGGCACCATTTCGCCCCCCTCACGAGCTGGATCGCATTGTTCCCGGTCGTCCTTATGTATCGTTTGACGATCACGTCCACAAATGCGGGCTCCATTTCCATGAGGTAGGCAGGCTGGCCGACGCTCTCGGCGGCGATCAGAGTCGTGCCGGAGCCGCCGAAGGGATCGAGGACGGCAGCCGCCCACTCCGTATTGTCGAGCAGCTTCTCCGGGATCTCGACCGGCTTTTGCGTCGGGTGCAGCTCGTTCCCGGAGCGGGTGGCCTCGATCACGTTCCCATAGCCCTTGTGGTTGTCCCATTGCGGCTTTGTGCGGTGTGCAAACATGACGAGCTCGTGCTGAGCTCTCCAGCCGTTCCCCATTCCGGGCGATTTCTTGTTCCAGACGAGCATATTCCGGACGCCGAGGCCTGCTGCCTCTACAATGTCGAATAAATACGTCCACATTCTCCAGTCTGTGAAGATATAGGCGACTTTTACCGGGGAGAGGTCGAGCACCGCCTTCATGAGCACGGTATAACCTCTCGTGCTGAGCGTGTCTGAGCTGATCGTCGGCACGACGGTTTTCCCGTCCTCTCCTTTCCTCTTGGTTCCTATGCTGCCGCTGCTTTTGCCGGACTCTTGGAAGCCTCCGGAGCAGTACGGCGGATCCGTGAGCAGGATCTCCGGCTTTTCTCCGTCGAGCAGCAGTTCCATGTCTCCCTCGTTCGTGGAATTACCGCAGACGACGCGGTGCCGGCCGAGGATCCAGAGATCGCCCTTCTGCGTGATCGTGTCGTCCGGCTCCGGCGGTTCCGGGATCTGATCGGGCTCGTGGAGATCGTTGTGCAGCGCCTCGCTCATTGCCGTGATCAGCCCGGCCACCTCGTCCTCGGTGAAGCCGGTCAGCTCCAGAGGGATCTCGCCGGTGTCAATATCCGCGAAAATGTCGGCCAGCATTTTGTTGTCGATCTCGGCCAGCTCCGCGATCCGGTTGTCTGCCACAAGATCTGCGTACTCCTCGGCCTCGCTTGTGTAGTTCTGATACTCCACCGGAGCAGCTGCCAGCCCCTCCAGCAGCGCGGCGCTGAGCCTGCCGTGCCCCTTCACGATAAATCCGGAGCGCCTGCTGACGGTGATCGGCTGTCGCCAGCCGGTCTGCCGGATAATGCGGCCGAGCGCTTGGATCTGCGCGTCCGGGTGTGTGTTCGGGTTTTTCGGGTTCGGGATCAGCTTCTCCACTTCCACGATCTCGTCGTGGGCGCAGAATACCGGTACCCCGTCGGCGTGAGCGCGAGGCTCTGCCGCTGTCTGATAGTCTGTCATTTTCCTGCCCCCTCCAGTTTTCGGAATACGCTCTGCCGGATCCGTTCTTGCAGCTCCGCGTCTGTTTCGCCGGCGCCGCGGGTGAGGCCGTGGGCCTCTGCGATCTTGTCGAGCTTTGCACCGGTCGCCGGAGCAGGCCTGCGCCGCTCTGAGTTGTCGAGCTCGCAGGCTGCGGCGTTGATCCGCTTCTGGAAGTGTCGGTTGCTCTCTCCGGGCTCTCTTTTGACGCCGTAGACGCCGCCCACGCCGTTCATGGTGAGGATCTTCATTGTCTCGCTGATCGTGCGGATCATTTCGCGCTGGTGCCTGCGCTTTTTGGCCTTCTTCATAAGCCGTTCCAGTTTGTCGCCTCCGACGATAACAAAGATCCCGGAGAACATAACAGCGGCAGAGATCCAGAGCAGCGCCAGAAGTGCCGCCGGCCAGCTGATGTGAACAGCTCCGGCAGCCTTTGAGACGAGCAGCGCCACCCAGAGCGCCGCAGCGATTACCGACAAAGCGAGCCAAAAGCCCACGCCGCTGTTATTTTCTTCTCTTTTCACGGTTAGCCCTCCTTCTCTGTGCCCGGTTTCCTGCCGGGTTTGGATTGCTGCTGGACTTATACGGCGCCAGCAGTCCTGCCTTGATCGCGCACTCCGTACACAAAAAGCGGACGCCCTGCGCCTCGTGGATCCGGTCGGCCTCTGCCGGTTTCCAGCATTTACGGCCGCAGCGCGGGCAGCTGATCGGAGTCCACTCCGGGTGCTTTGCCTGCGTGTCGCCGTTGAGGTTCTGATCCAGAGGTAGGCACATGATCCCGCCCTTGTCGTGCAGTTCCCGCGGTCTTATGCCTGCTGCCGGAGCTGCGCCTTCTTCTTCCTGCAATACCTCCAGCACCTCGACTTGATCGAGCTCCAGCGTGAAGGCGGCTGGCGGTTCATACTCTCCAGCCTTCCACGTCTCCACAAATTCCTCGCGGGTGTCGTCTGCTCTAAAGCCCGCGTCCAGCTCCGCCCGGTACATTGTCTCCATGACGGCCTTGTCCTCGCTCGGCTCCCAGCCGTAGAGGTGCCAGCTCGCGTGGTTGTCATAATCCCATTGTGAGAGCGTCAGAACGTGCCCGTCGATCGGGTAGCCGGTGTTCTGCGCTCTGCCTGTGATGATTTTCGGCTTGTATTCCATGAGCCTGCTCCTTTCGTGTTGCCGGGAGAGAATTTGCACCCCCTCCCGGTTTTTGTTTTGATTATGCAATAATGGTGATTTTGGCGCGATCCGGAATGTCTGCCAGCTGCTCCACGAGGTAGGATTTCACGTTCTGGACGGCCTGTGCCTTCCAGATCCCGCCGTCAGCTGCCACGAGCTTGAAAAGCGGCTCACCGCTGCGCCCTTCGCTTATTCTGAAAATGAAGTCGCTCGCCGGCTGCTCTACCTCCAGAAATGTGCGGTAGGGAATGAGCGTCACCGGGTTAGGCACGAGTGCGTCGCCCTTTGTGACAATGCCGGTGCGGATCGTGGCCTGCTGCGTTGTGCCGTCGTCTGAATACTCGGCAGCCTTGGTGTTCACGATATTGGACGCCAGAACGGCGACGGCCTCCCGCTCGCTGCTCTGAGCGAAGCAGCTCTGGAGCGATACGAGAAAAGTCTCTTGATCGTACTCGGTGCCGTAATCAAAGCGCGGCAGCAGCGCATTGACAACAAACAGCGTCTCGCGCTCCCGCTCTGCCAGCAGCCCGGAATAGAGCCGCACCTCGGTGGCACTCACCACTTGAATGATCATGCGCTCGCGGAGCTCGTCGCGGCTTTCCTTGATGTAGTCCACCAGCGACGTGAGCGTGGTCGCCTTGATTGGTTCTGCCATGTGCTCCGCGTCGTAGCGTCTGAGATCCTTCGTGCAGTATGTCCGGCCGTTGATCTCCACGATCTCCGGCTTTTCCGCTCTGACCGCCAGCCCTGTGATGTATGCGATCGCCTCTTTGATACCTTCCATATTTTTGCCCTCCTTTTATCCTTGTGCGGCTCGGTGATTGATTGATACGAAAAGACCGCCGGTCGCTCCGCGGTCGCCCTCGGTCTGGCCGCCGGTCGGCAGCTGCTCCGGGCCCTTCTGCTTTCCGCGCTCGCGGAGATCCAGAGGCTTGTCTGTCTGGAGCTGTTCGAGCTCGTCGATCAGATCCTCGTCGTCCTCCGGTTCGTCGAATAGGCTCATTTGTCCGGGTGTCTGCCCGTTATACTCTGCGATCTCCAGCTGGCCGGTTTTCAGATCCTTACCCATGAGCATTTGAGTGTCGATTGCCTCGGTCGCTGCGAGCTTTGTCGTCACCGAAATGGTGGTGTTGACGAGCTGGCGCGTCTTGTTCGGCGCAAATTTGATCTTGATCGTGATCTCGCGCTTTGCCACGGCGTCGGTGTTCGGGTTCTGAATGTTGTCGGCCACTTGCAGCAGCGCCTCGTTGAGCTTTTCAGCGAAGGCGCCGCCGGCGAGCTTTTGCAGATTGATCCGGCTCGTGCCCTTGTTATTTGTCATGTTTACCGCCCCTTTCTGAATTGATCCGGGTTTGTGCAGGTGCTCCAATGTGGGATATAGCCGTACCCCTCAGAGCTCGCGTAGTCTCTCGCGATCTCTGCCATAATAACCTCGCCGTTAGGCAGCACCACTCTGGTGTTGCTGTACCGCGTCCGCACATAGTACACCGGGTTGATGTTGCACGGGATCGCCTTGCCGGCCGGCGTCTTGATCCAAATGATCTGCGCACCGCAGGCTTTGCACGGTCGTGTGCTCATGTCCTCGCCTCCTTCCTGAGCTCTTGCTTTGCCTTGTTCTTGATCCACGCCTTTATGCACTTTGCACAAGTTTCATTATCTGCGTACAAGTGATTGCACTTGTCCGGCGCCTCATACCGGCAGAGGCCCGCTGCTGCCATGATCGCGGCGGCGATCGTCAGCGCTCTGGCGTATACTTCTGCTTTTTCCATGCCTTCGCTCCTTTTCGTTGAATTTAGTCCGGCCGCTTAACCTCGCAGCTTCTCGG